TTGCTGCAGTGCAATGTCACGCATCTCAGAGAGCGTGGCTTCATCAACCTTGGGCTTACCAGTGTCAGTCACTTTGGTGAAACGAGCCTGACGAAAGTTCTGTAGTGCCCAAGCAATGTGCTGACGACTAGTTGGATTGAAATCCAGCAGCCTGGTCATAGGAGCACCAGCTATATAACCCTTGGTCTTGTTGGCACGCTTAGGTGTATACACTTTGCCAGGAACATAAATGTAACGTTTGGCAATCTCTGCTTGAATATCATCCGCCTCTTGCTGCAGTTCAGCACGCACACGCTCAGCAGCATCTACATCAAAGCGGAAGCCGCTAGTTTCTTGCTCAGCCATAATCTGAGCCATACGCATCTCAAGCAGTACGCAATCATTCATCAGCATCCTCCTTATCTTTGTTAAATCCAAACGCAATAGACTTCTCTTCTAGAAGCTTATCTGCCCGTCGCTTATGTCCTAGCTTAGCTACGGACTCCATAACTTTCAAGACATCCTCAACAGTTGCCTTAGGCAATTGGTCAGCAACGACTTTATACAGCGGCATAAAAATATCAGCTGCTGCAGTCATTTCTTCCACGGTCAGTGGGTCATTCTTTTTAGGCGTAGTCATTCATCCTCCGTTGCATAAGTTGCCAAAGTTTTAGTGTTACTTCTGTATCTTGAATACAGTAATCAAGCATTTCTGGGGTGTAAGTATCCCAGCTACCGTCGTGCTTGCCGAAGTCTCCCTTGAAGCACTTCAGTCGGTAGCCCCACGCTTCAAGAGAGTGACGTCCGTAGAGCCGTTGCGGCATTCCCACTGGACGACGCTCGAAATCTCTATCAGCAATGTGGGGATAGAACAAGCGAGACAGAACAAGAGTATCAACGGCTTGTCCCTGAGGAGCGAAGTCAGGAAATTGTTCTTTAAGAAGCGGAATGTCATAGCCAATAATGTTGTGTCCAATAAGAATGTCAGCCTGCTCTAGTTGTTTGACGCCCTGAGGTAAAGCTCTTTCAGGTAAGTGGTCAAAAACAGAAGCAGTGCCGTCGATTGCATCACGCATAACAATGCAATGAATGCGGCTTCCACGGCGGAGTAGTCCGGTAGATTCAAGGTCAAACAGTAGTTGTGTCTTCATAGTGGGTAGTTGTTGCATCTGTTGGATCATATTCATCCGTTTCAAATGGATTTGAGTCTGGGAAGAGCTCTTGGTCGATGTTGCGGTCATATGAATTCTTTGTAAATCGTGGGTCTTCATCAAGGAAGATTGGTTCAATTGCGATAGATACTTCGCGTGCTAATCGAGCTGCTCGTCTGAACTCATCTTTGTAGTACGGCTCCCACTCGTGAGCAAGGACGACAATTCGTTGAATACCCATTACATGAGCCTGAAATACAGAGCTAGAGAATGGATAACGAGTGGTGTAAATGGTTGAGCCGATAGCTCCAGTTCCTGCTTTAGCAGAAGCTGCGATGGCATATGACAAGCAATCAACTTCTACTTTGCTATCAGTCAGCAGGCTGCGTCCATCACCAATGATCTCTCGACCACGGACAATGACACAGCCACCTTTAGCTGATGGATGAGTAGAACCTCTTGCTACAGCTTTAGCAAGTTCAATAAAGTATCTATCTTTATTTTTAATATAAGTTGGGTCTCCAGCAGGGCTAGGCATACGTCACATATCAGTTTCTTTGTCTCTATATTAGGTATTGAAACACAAAGATGTGATACCAAATGGATAACAAAGACAAATATTTTGAAGGTAATTGGGAGAAGTTAACGCCATTTCACGTCAGCCCTATGTCTAAACGTGATGATGTAAACAGCCCTGTACACTACACAAATGGTAGTCAAGAGGCTATTGTGACAATTGAAGAGGCTATTGAAGAAGCCCCATCAATGAAGGCTGGGTTTCTTCACGGTCAAGTACTTAAGTATCTCCTCCGCGTATGGCTAAAGGATAACCCTTTGCAAGACTTGAAGAAAGCACAGTGGTATTTAACTCGTCTTATTGATCTTTTAGAATGATATAGGCGCGGGTACGCGCCCTGTTAGCAGCGACGGAAGTACAGATATTTGTCTCGTATCTCTAGGTGCTCGTGATCTAATATATGAGAACTCAGTGCTGGGTAGATATGATCAATATGTCTAGTGGTGTGCTTGAAATAGACAGAGATACCTTCAGCTAGTTCAGGATCCTCAGGTAAATACCAAGCCGTCGGCATAAGACAATCCCAAGCTTCTAGATCAGAAGATACCCAGCTGTTCAGTTCCTCTAGGCGCTGAGCAGTTTTTATTATGTGGTTTTCGTGCGCCTCTGTAGCAGGCAAGCTGTGCTCATTTTGATGTAGCAAAGCGTGCTTCCACATTAGAGTGCCGTCTTTGTGAATAAGCCTGCAGGGATGAACCTTATTACCAGAAGGTAAATTATAGAAATAGTTAGGAGAAATATGCTTACTCATCACAACTTACCTTTACGCTCTTCAAAGTAAGCTAAGTCCTTAGCCCAGTTATCGCCAGCATATTCGTTGTAGATGACACGACCAACATCACGAAACTTGTTATAAAACAGTGTGACTTTATCAATGTCATTGAGTGTTTGGTCTAATGGCGGACCATAGACTAAAAGATTCCAAGTAGAAGGAGAGACTGATTCAAAACCGTCGGCAGTAGCTCGAAGCTGTTTGACACGTTTGAAAGGAATACAGACAGGATAATCCCAAATAACAGGTGCAGCCCGAAGTAGTTCCGATGCACTACAGAAAAATACAAAGCTATTAATGTATCCATTACGATATTCATTGATAGTTTTATTTAGCCATAGACGACAGTCACGGACAGCACCCTTGGGTGATACCCAGACATTACCGTGCCAATGTTCTTTCAGGCAGTTGACTTCAATGCTTGGCACTGCTGTGGCATCAACAAGTACCTGTTGTACAGGGTCACTTGTTGGGTCAAAGTCAATGCTACCCATCACTTCACGCGCACGTTCAATGAGCTGTGGTGTGGGATACAAGGGCAACTTGAGCCCTTTAGCCTTGAGCTTATCCGCTAAATTCTTCTGCGAGCGCTCTAAGGCTTTCTTGGCTCCTACCTGCTTCGACTGCAAATGTTCTTGTTCCAGCATCACTGATCAACGTAATTAGTACAAACTTAGACCAGTCATTTTCATCAATCTCTTCCATCAATCCACGCAAAAATTCAAGGATCTCATCATCATCTTCTCGTTCAGCGATACGAATGTCGAACTCGACAGCGTGACCTGACATAAAAGTAGTGGAGTCGTTGCAGAGATTAATCACAAGTGAACCAGCACCGTGTTGCTCTACCCCTTTGATAGCAATGTCAATCAAATCCATAAGGATTAGTTCAGCAGTTGCTACCAAGAATTTCTGTTCGTTCTCTTTCTCTTGCCCGAACTTGTCGGACTTAATAAGACTTTGAAGCAGATCGTTTCTTCTAGACATATTGAAATGACTCTTTGATAAGTGTAAGTAAATTAATAATCATCCGTGGCATTCTCTTCATTATCAGTCGGCTTATTGAGAGAATCTGGATTAGGTATAGATGATTGACTAGGGTGACGACCAGCAAGCATATCTTCAATCACCGCTTCAAACTTATTTGAAAAGTGTGAATCAGGATCAAAAATAAGGTTGGCACGTTCGTCAAGCTCCTCCTGTTCAAACTGCTTCTCTTGTTCTTTCATTGCTTCTTCAATGACGTACTCAGCAACACGCTGCTTAAGTGTATGAAGCTGGCACTGAAGTTCAAAAGATTCAGCATAGCTGTCGTGGTCTACAAAGACTCCAATTTTTTGTGGAATAATATGAAAAGGATTACAGCAATACTTATTGCCGCATATAGTTTTGACCCCGGTAAAACCAAGGTCGCCCCAAGTGAACCACATAGCAACCCGCTGAGGATGATGCTGCGTTGAACTACTAATTCCATGACGTCTCCAAGCAAATTGTGGCTGCTCTGTTCGTTTGTTGATACATCCTTTCCAATTCCAACAGTCTTCAGGTGAACCAATTTCTACCTGAGACCAAAACTTAAGTGCACGCTTCTGTTCTTTCTTAAGCAGACGGTCAATGTCAAATGATAAACGACCTTCACGTGCAGCAGCAACACATCTAACACAAGCCTGATGGCTGTCAAAACGCATTGATGTAGAGCTAAACCTGCCTACAGAATGACCGGCATACAAACAAAGCTCACCTTCTTCAGCTGTATTAGATAGCTGTAAGTTGCGGCGACCATAAGCGTGACCGCCACGTTTCTTTGCAGGCTGAGCTTCAGACATTAAAACGCTCCTTCAGGTTTTACATAACTGCCCCCATTTGCTGGATACTGCTCTTCAAGTGGAAGTGCATCAAGCAATGTGTTCAGTTGGTATTCATAGCGCGTGGAGTTTTCGTATTTGATACGAACTAGTTTTGCACGAGGAGTGTAATACTCAGGACGACCAACAACCAACGCAGTCATTTCATTGGTTCTAACGATAACGCGCTGACCAATCTTGATATCTTTTGCAAGCATAATATCTCTTCTGAATAATTAAAGTGTAGTGTAAAAGTATTAATTACGTGACTAGAAATCGCGTAAGATGTGGTCTTCGTTAAGTGGATCATCAGCAGGTCTACGCCAGATACGTACAGACTTTGATTTACCAGTCAGAGGATCTTTTCTACTAGTAACTAGACGTCTCCAACCCATTGATTGCAATACATCTGCAACACGTCTACCTTCACGTCGTGCTTGGTTACGAGGGTCAAGCTCTAGTGCATTGGTAAGAACCTCTGCAGCAGTCACCTCTTCGCGTACAGCAACGTAGGTAGCGACCTTATCCATCCAAGGGTCAGGGTCACCGAACTCCTGAATGTAATCAGCAATAGCAGCAATCTCACCGCTATTAAATTCATAGCCAACGTCTTGACGGTAGGCATGAACTGCAGCAGCCCAAAGACTGTCTCGCTCAGCAATCAGTTTCTTCCAAGGGATTTGAAAGCCACCACCTACTTCGAGGGGGACAAATCTACGATTGCCGGTGCTATCAACCAAAAACTGGTTGCGATTAGTAGTACCAATGAGAACAAACCTACGCTGAAGCTTACTAGGTAGCGAAGCATACGGGAAACGTACTTCGTCAGTACGTGTAGTGATGAGGTTCTTGAAGTTCTCAATGTTCCGTGTGTTGAAGTAGTTGTCAATCTCAGGGAGCTCAAGCAACCACGCAACGTGTAGCCTGTACTGTTCTTTCATCAGTGTATCTAACGGAGTTGTAATCTCTGAGAACAACTGATCAGGTACAAGGTTGCGAGAGAACATTGACTTACCTACACCTTGAGCACCAACAAGAATGGGTAGCCAAGACATAGAGCAGCCTGGGTTGTAAGCCCGAGCTACAGCACCAATCATCATCCGCTGCATAGCAAGCGTTGCAATGTTGTGCTTATTGCCAAGGAAGAGTTCGCCAATCCTGTCCCACTCATCGTGAGGCTTGGAGTGAGCTGCACAGTGGTCAAGGTAACGCCTAATGGGGCAGTACATATTCTTCCCTGCTGCATATTGAATAGCAGCTTTGATGCGTTGCTCAGGAATGAACACACCATTCTCACAAGCAAGCTTGGTAGTCATCAGGTCAAGGTCATTGCCCTGAAGTACACGTGTCTTGCCAAAATGGTCGGTGTATTCAATAGCACCAGTCAACTCATTCTTACGAAGGTCGTTGAGAATTTCTTTGACCTTATCAACGTCTTGCTCACGTTGCTTAGCCATATCGTCGTCAGACTTTTTAGGTCTGCCTTTACGCTTTACCTGCGATGCATCAGGTAGCGGCTCAAATTCAATCACATTATCCATAGGCTTCTCCAAAGCAGTTGTAATTACGTCATCAAAACTAACTAGCGGGTCGAACTCTGTATAACCAGCAGCCGACCCAGCAGCCCCAAATCTTAGGTTTGATGGGAGGCTAGAAGTCCAGTTAGGGTCTTGCTTTTTAGCAAGTGAATAAAGTGTAGTATGTCCGGAATAGTTACCGAGACCACGCCACTTAAATGGTTGAATGTTTTCACTTTTTTCTCCGTGATGACCTCGGAGAACCCACTCAACCCAGTCGTCAAATAGTACTGAACCAAC